TGTCCTAACTAATGCAAAAACATTATAATCTGCAGGATAATGTACTGCAATATAGCTTGATGTTTTACCACCACTAAGACTATTTACTGTTATCATATCAATTATAATTTATACTATCCCAAACATCAGGATCTCTTTGTGACTTAATCTCAAACCACCTAGCACCATTGCTAGATCCATCTACATACTCTTTACCATTGTATTCTGCATACTTTTTACACCATTTGTTAAAAGTTCTGTTAGTCAGGTATTTCTTTTGGTCAGTGTACTCAGCTATAAAGTTCTCAAACATTGATACCTTATTCAATCTTTGGTCAAATCCTAGATTCTTATTATCTACCCATTCAATAAAGTCCTGAGATGTCTCATTGATAAACTTCCTTAGCTCTAAATTCTTAGCCTCAGATTCTACTAGACCATTCTCTAAGTAATAGTTTAGGCAGTTAATCATGTAATGGTCAAACCTTGCCCATTCTTGTTCATCCCAATCCTCAAATAGCATATATCCAAACTCATCAAATGGAGTGTGATGAGTACCAAAGTAACTACTCAGCTCCACCTCAAACATCCTCCTCTTAAAAGAGCCACCATCTGCTTTGATAGTGTAGTTAGTAGAGATAAGTACTTTAGGTGAGTCTTTTACAGGTAGTTTAATTGCATCTCTACCTTTGTATTCAATAGTAAGTCCCTCAGTAATTATACTAAATAAGCTCTCAAAATTAAAGTTCTTTCTTACATCATCAAATGCCAGCACCTGACAATCAGAAGATACAGTCTGATAAGGGAATGATTTATTTGAGTCAAAGGTCTTACCATCAATGGTGCTAACTTTTTTCATGTATCCAATAGCATTAATTAGAATCCCCTTACCACTACCTCCATTAGGATTATCTGAGATAGTTTCATCATTGAGAATAATTGCTTTGTTGTTAGCTGATGTCTTATAAGAATGTAGCATATAGCCTATTACACTCTTCATAGTATCATATCTCTCTACCTCCTGCCCTGAAATAAACCAAATGAAACTCCTAAACATTGACTCATGGTGATCAGCATCTATTAAATCTCTTTCTATTATCTGATTACCCCATACATATCCCTTTAGCTCTGAGTATTCATATATCTCATGGTGCTTAGCAAATACTTTAACAGCTGCATTCTTATAGTAAATCATACCGTAATCTATGCCATCCCTCTCCATCTCTACATTAGCAGTATCTATCATGCTGAGGTATTGAGGAGTAAAGAGTTTAGACTTCTCAGCTACAGCATCAAATACAGGTATGCGATTTGATTGGACCAGGTACTCCATTACTCTATCCTTTATCTGAAATTCAGAGACATGATTAATAAAGTTCTCATTCTTAGTAATAAAAACAAAGGTCTTAGTATTAGCTACAGGATAGTACTTATAGTACTGTAGATTCTCTAAAAATAACTTGAATCGGTATGGTATAATTAATACATCACCTTTAAAATCATATTTCCAAAACTCATCTACTTTAATTACCTCTTTAATAGTCTGAATCTCTGACTCTATATTCTCTTTATTGTACTCTTTAAACTCCTCTAAGATAACAGCATCAGACTTACCACTCAACACAAAGTTAATGAGCTTATCTTTTTTCTCCTTATCCTCAAATTGCTTAGTATTAAAGTTAGCAGTTTTTTTATATGCAGAATTTATCAAAGCTAGTATCTCTACAGATCCAAAATCTTTCTGCTCAAATCCTATCAGATAATTCTGACAAGTCATTCTATCCACTCCAAAGTCATTGAAAGCTGCTGCTAATTTATAGAGTGAGGAGTTCCTGTTCTGTGAATTATACTTCTTTTTAAACCAAGTCATCAGCTTATTAGCTATCTCATCAGTATCTAGGACCTTAATGTTAGTAATACTACCAACCTCACTGCTCTCAAATGGAATAACATCATAGTCAATGATATAATTCTCAGCATCTAAATTAACATAGATATCAGGATCATAAGATTCAAAGCAAGCTCTAGCAATATCCTTACCTGATTCATCTACTCCATTGAATACTGCAGATATCTGCTTAAAATATTCTTTGTATTCTTTGTCATCCTGTACTATTGGTATTTTGACTAGAGCTTTCACTCCATTACCTGATGGAGATGTCCAACAGGCAAAGATAGATTTGTGAGCTTTCAGTTCTACAATCAGAGCAGGTAGATCCTGCACATCATCAAAGTCTAAAGTCAGTAATCCTGATGCCTTTCTTAAAGATGCATTATTTCTCTTACTGAAATCACCTCCAAAGGTAACAACAGGCAGCTGCATCTTAATAGATTTCCTTTCCTCTTTATCAGTAGAGAATCTAAGGTCCTTACATAACTGCTCAGACTTGCCATTCTTAATCCTATCTAGGTAGAATCCTACATCCTTATTCTGATAAGGTGATACATCCTTAATTGATTTGTAAAAAGTTACTTTCATAGTATAAATAAAAAGTGAGAGTCCCTGCTTAACACAACCGCCAGGAGGAATTGCAGGGATTTATACTCTCTAATGTTTTTTATCATGGCGATTATGTTGTTTGCAAATGTAATAAATTAATTTATAATTGATACTAAAGTGCAAAAATAAATTATTTGTGCTGTTTTGTGCTATTATTTGTGCTGTCTAAACTCCTATTGTTATTGGGTTGTAGAAGATTAGAACGAAAAAACACTTTTTTTTCCCAAAAACTGTTCACCCCCTAATATGAAAATAAATTTTTTTTTTATTAAAAATATATTGTAAATAAAAATATATATATTATAGAGTATAGGGATGTGAATTGTACTTTTGTTCTAATTCTCTACAAGTCAATATCAGTAAGGGAATTATACAGCACAAAAAAAGCCCCGAAGGGCTTAAATTATTTCTGCTAGTTCTTTAGCTGTCATATATTCTTTGAATTGTTGGACCTTATCATACTCCCAAGGCATCTGAATCCTCACATTGATATAGTTAAAGTTCTCTATTGCCGAAACTTTGTATTTATCCTCATAATCATTATTAAGAGCAGATTGCACTAATGGCTCTATCTCATGCAGATATACTTTATCCTGCATCCTGGTCCATCTCCTGTGCATTCTGATACCATGAATAACAGTAGCATGATGTCTATTGAGCATCTTACCTATTTGAGTAAGTGACACCTTACATTTGTTCAGCCTATACATTACATAGTATCTCTTATACACATAGGCTCTATTTCTGCAGTCAGTATCTAGCTGATACTTTGTGATCTGTAGTTTTAAAAAATTTAGTTCTTTCATAATAACTTAGTTTGTGTTACTGACTTAAATAGATCAGACTGAGATTCTAATACTCCTGTAGCATTAATGAAATCTATCTCTACTTTAGCAGATTGGATTAGAGTTCCTGCAAGCTGAGATATTGCCTTAGCTTTATCTACCTCTACATTCACCTGGTCTGTTGTTAATGTTTCATCACTCAATCTCTCGAGAGCCATGAATAGATGATCTCTTAGATCACTTAGTTTGTTGTGTGCCATTGTTATTTATTTTTTTTATTAGTTTACATTTTAATCTCATTACCTGCTGTAATTCTTTAGGCAATCTTTGTATGGTATTTCTAGCCATATTCTCTTTCTTAGTTATCATTAGCAGATTGTTAATATCATTATTCAGATAATTACCATCCTTATACACTACTACCATTCCTTTAGGTATTGGTCCATTGTGCATCTCCCAAGTATATCTATTGAGCAGCTGCCAATGTGAATCTGCTAGCTTAATATACTGATACATCTTTCCTCCTGTATCCTTTCTCTGATGGATAGTTCCAATAGGCTGAGTATTCACAGGCTTAGATCCTTTCTTAAACATAGTATGAGCCACTTTCTGATATAGTTCATTGGACATTTTCTGTCCTTTATTAGCAGGAGCATGACCTTTCTGAAATTGAGTAGCTTTACCACCTAGATATCCTGGAGGATATTGAGTAGACCTAAGATAAACAGGATCTTTCTTAATACCCATACTCCATGCTCTATTATAAACTGATGACTCACTAAGTCCTAAGTCATCTGCTATCTTCTTAGTAGGCTCAAATGGATACCTTTCTCTTATGATGTCATTCATACCTCTTCAATTAATAGAATTAAATCATCATTTTTCTGTATGAGCTGCTTAACATGATCAGCATCATATGCCTCCACTATCCTGGTCACTAACTTTACAGGACCATTCCAATAGTCAAAGGTCTTATACACTACTTTATATATCTTCATTATCATCATTTTTTATTGGCACATCTAAGCCATACATTAAATCAAACATTGCAAAATCTCTAGCAGCATTTCTCTTACTGCCCTCATAACTCTGAAAGTACCACTGTCTAAATTGTAGGTATTTTTGGTGAGTGTAATCACCATTAGCTATTTCATCCTGGACCTTAATAGCTAGCTGTGTAAACTCAGTCATTGGATTTATTGTTTATGACTTGTAAATACCTGAGGTAAAGAGGCAGATTAAATCCACCTCTTATCTCTTCTGCTGTTCTCCTGCTAGTCCAAAACTTTATAATTGCGTTGATTGTCATAGCTTAGATTTTAGTAGGTTAAGATTTGCATCACTTAGAATAAACAGGGACATATCTCCATCATCAGTCTCTGTAGCATCATAAGTAAATGGCTCAATAGTGCCTGCTATATATACATCACTATCATAGTCAGTAGTCCAATTAGAAATGTATTGATTGCCATTTTTGTATAGGTCTATAAAGTTCATAATATAAATTCTAAAAAAGTGAATAAAAATAAGATTGATAATGTTACAGATGTTACTATAATAAATGCCTTAGCAATAGCTATCTGCTCTTCTCCTACAGGAGTAAAGTATTTAATTAGTTTTTTCATTGATTTTTTCTATTAGGTTAAAAATAACTGACCATTGAGAGTAAGCTCGTTTAGTAGCCTCATCACCATTTCCAAAAGCCTCTCTCATCTCTCTAGCTTGGTCTAGCAATGATGCCTCCTCAGCTAGAATAATTTTCATAATTTGTTGTTTGTCCATGTGTAAAAGTTTTTAATTGTTGATAACTATACGCCAAAGATAGTATAAAGTTTTATATCTGCAATAAAAAAACGTTATCAATATTCATTCTAAATAAGGATAGGGGCAAATTGCACCCTTATTTAAAGGTAAAACACATAACAAGGGTAATTTTTACCTAATAGAGTAATAAAGTAAGGTTAAAACCTTAAAACCTTTGTTATTATTAAGGTTATAGCCTTAAAAAGTCCAATTTATTAATTAAAAAACGGGACATAATCGGAATTATTCCTATTATGTAAAGCATATCTTACAAAAGTGTAGGTATTTGTAAAGTATATTTAGCATTATTCATGCATAAAAAAAAGCAGCTGCGTGCTGGGGAGCTTACAACTGCTTTCTACACTATGGAAACAAGTGCTAAGTTAGTGTTTATATTTGAATTTCAAAAATTCTATGTAAGTTTTATTATTTATTTTATAGTGCTTTCTGCAATCATTACACAGCATCCAATAATGGATAGTACCTGCTGCAGTTACTACCTGCTTATTATGTCTCACATTATAGTTAGTACATTCAGGACAGCAGAACTTCTCATCTCCCTCCATTACAGCATAATGAGTAGATGGAACTGCATAAGAATTAAGTTTATTGAATACAGCTTCAAGTACAGTGACATCCATTTTGCAATACTCTACCATCTTATCCATTGCCTTTTGATCTTTCTTAAATACTATATCTTTCCACAGGTCTAATCCCCCTGTATCCATCTTCTGCCCTACTCCTAAATACTTAGCAATATAGTCTAGTTTATTTGAGTTAAAATTAAAGTACTTTCTAGCCCATTTAAGAGTATCTATAGTCTTTGGTGAGGTGAATACATCATATCCATGTAATAGAGCTCTTGTGCGTATCCATTTGAGGTCAAATCTATCCCCATTATGAGCCACAATTTCATCTGCTTGAGCCATAACTTTAAGGAATGCCTTAATCATTGCCTTATCAGATTGCTTTTTATCCCATGTTAGGAACTGTACATCCTGCTCATGCTCCCATTTGTAGCAGATGCAGATGATTGCTCTTTCGTGGATGATGTCACCTGGATTGATAGTTAGGTTATATCCTGATCGCCAAAATATACCAACATTGAATGATGTCTCAATGTCAAAAAACAGTCTTTTTCTTACCATATATGGTGTAAACTTAGAACAAATATTTCTCCCTTGCAAATTTAAAGAGATATGATAGCAGTAAGCCTATGCCTACTCCTACAAATAATAGACTAAGATTGCCTCTAGTTCTAGGTCTTGTAGCCTTAGCTTGTGCTTTCTCAACTATCCTATCTTTGTAGATAGTTTTGACCTTTAGTCTATATTCTATTTTTTTATCTAGTCTAGTCTTAGGCACATAGACTGTGTTATACTTTATAATAGTATCCTTAGTAGTTATAAACTTCTCCCATGCTATGCTATTATGAATGATAACAGGGATAGAATCTAAAGTTGTGATTCTGATAGTATCTCCTGTCTCTTCACATTTATATCCTTTCTTAATTGCTTTGTTCAAGTGGTATTGTGCAGAGCAGCTGCTGAGTAGTAGTATTATAGCTAAGTATCTCATCATTCTTTTATTTCAAAGTGCATCCAATCGTAGTTCTTCTCTCTACCTAAAGATATAAAGCCATGCTTGTAGAATATATCTATCATTGCCTTATAATCAGCTCTTGCAAATCTAGCAGTTTTCGATGATTCTTTGAGTAGATTTCTAGCAGGATCTAAATCTATTGCAATCCCCCATGAATGCATGGATAATGCTGTACCTCCCCTCATCTTTCTATAGTTGAAACATCCACCGAATAAATCTATCCCTAACTCTTTAATCTTATCATAGCCATAGGTAGCTAGAAGCTCACAGAATACAGCTGTAAAATTAGAAGCCACTAACTTATGGCACATCATAGTATTTACTGAGCTGTCCAAGTCCCAAGCTATACGCATAGGATAAGGTAGCTTAATCTTTACTAAGTATCCTGCACCTGTTACATTAGCAGTACCATATTTAGAGGTTAATTCCCATCTAGTCATTTCAATTTGTTTAGATTATCTTTAATATCTTTAGCTCTTGCAAATAATAGCTTCATTGACTGCCATAAGTCTATGCCTTTTACTACTTTGTAGTTCTCATTGATTGACATCACCTCTATACTAGATAACACTAATGCCACTATCTTTGTGAGCATAAATGGTACACTGAAAAAAGTGAGGATGATATCATTTAGTATGAATTGGTCTATTAAAAAGAACATAATCACAGTAACTTCATAGAGTGCTAGCTTGCTAATGATAGCTGAGAGCTTTCTGCTAGTTATTTTATCTCCTATCTTTTTAGCTTTCCAAATGCCTGTGATAGTATCAATAGATATTAGTACTCCTATCATTATAAGAATACCACTTATTGGTAAAAAGAATGCAAAGCATATAGATATAAGAGTCAAAAGTTTGGATTGTATAGATATTAGTAATAGTGATAGTTGTGCTTTCATTGTTCTCCCTCCATTTGTAATGCTAGAATAAAAGTAAGATAGCCTATTATACTACCTCCCATTAGCTTAAGATATAGAGCAGGCTCAAATAGTAATGATATGCCTGTTAAGTATCCTAAACTGAATACTATAATTGATAAGACTCCTGAGTGCTTCATATTATTAAGATTGAATTGTTATAGCCATTGCCACCTGCACCTCCACATAGACCATTACACTCTAGTAATCCATTAGATAGACAGCTACAGCCATCAATCATAGGTCTAAGGTCAGTATCTCGGTTAGTTGTACCTGTGAATATTGGATACAAAGCTCTGTTCTTAAGTAGGTATCTAATCAATCTTTGCTCAAAGAATGCAGCCTTTTGTGCATAGTGTTCCATACTGAATGCTATTGTACCTCTATCTACTGATGAGCTGTTATCTCCAAACTGAGATTGCAATCCTTTATTCTTTAGCTGTAGAGATAGAC